CCCATTGGGGGGGCAACGGAGTGCGCACGCCAGTGCGTATTCTCTAGAACCAAAAGCAGGAGGTAACAATGCGTACACGTCAACGCGGCGATTATTTCGCCGACACATTTCCTCTCGGGACGAGCTATATCGAAACAGCTCCGCCCTGGGGGGACGGTCCCTGGAACCCTACTTTTTATCATGTAGGTAATCCCGGGAACAAGCCCCGCTACGAAGAGGTGACCAAGGATGAATTACACCCTGGTCCCCCTTATCGCACTGGTGGGCCCTTCACATCGTGGAAGGTCAACACAGACGAATGGGTAGCAAAGGCTCCGGTAGACGTTCCGTATTTTCTCTGGCGTTATGCAGGTGAACATTTGCCTGCTATACGCCCGAGCGTCTACAGTGGTTACTCGAGTTTTTCAGATTTTCAGAATTTCTCGGGTTATGATGACGTGTCGGATTGGGGTCCCACTGGTTGGAATAGATTCCGACCAACCAAGTCGGGCGCAGACGTGGCTGTCTTCCTCGGTGAATTGAAGGAAGTGCCGCGAATGCTCCGTACAACAGCCAAGGGCTTCAAAGATGTTTGGAAGTCCATGGGCGGCTCTCCGACGGGCTTTGGCCCTAAGAGTGTCGCCAATCATTGGCTGAACACCCAGTTTGGGTGGTTCCCTTTTCTCAACGACCTGCGCAATTTTTATACTAGCGCAACAAATTTCGACAAGAAGCTAAAACAGCTTCGTCGGGATAATGGACGTTGGGTTAAGAGAGGTGGGACTTTGTCCACTGAAAACGACAGCGAGTTGGTGTATGAGCAGACCGGTTCTGCTGGTTTGCTCCCCGCGCCGATTACGCAACTGTGCAGTGGACCCCCGTACGGTTCAGGTGAGGTCTGGAGACATATTTCCAGGCACATCTGGTTTGAAGGTGCGTTCCGCTACTGGATTCCGGGAAAACCCGGGACCCTACCGTGGAACGCTAAAGCGGCTGCCTTAATTTTTGGCGCCCGCCCATCCCCTTCTCTCGTATGGGAGCTTACCCCCTGGTCATGGTTGATCGATTGGGTGTCTAACGCAGGTGATTGTATTGATAACCTGTCTAGCATCCTCTACGACAACCTTTGCGCGAAGTATGCATATGTCATGGGTCATACTACGGTGAAAACCGTGTATACCGGTAAAACAAATTACAAAACCGGTCCTGTGACAGCCTCGTGGTACTACAGTCTTGACTGTAAGACCCGCGTGGCAGCTTCGCCTTTTGGTTTTGGCCTGACAGGCAGTGATTTTTCTGCCCGTCAATGGTCGATCTTGTCGGCCCTCGGTTTAACGAGGCTCCGATGAGACCATTACCCTTGAACCTGGTGTTTTAGGGAATTCGGCTTGACAACCGGACAACCGATCCAGGTTCTAACTGTCAAACGCTCGAAGGAGGCCAGCTATGGCTTTTGCCGACCCACAAACAATTACCGTGAACACAGTCGAACAAACACTCGCCCGAATAAAATCGGACGGGTATCGCTCAGAATACTCCGAGGCGGATGAGGAATTCAAGTTGACTATTAGTCATCAAGAGTCCAAAAATCGCACTCGGCGTATGATCCGTATTGACCAACGTGTGGTCGCTGCGGATCCCTTGACTTCAGTAAATGAGTACAAGGATCTAGGCGTATATCTCGTAATCGATGAACCAGAATATGGGTTCTCCGACGCAGAGATAGACTATGTTGTCCAGGCTTTAGCAGCCTGGTTAACCACTGCCAATGTCACTAAGGTGTGCGGAAATGAGCACTAAGCTCACTACGCCGTTATATCAACCCTATGATCTTAGTAGGGCTCTGATGTATCTAACCCCAGTGCAAAGGGAGGTATTTATGAAACAGCTTATTTGGACAGCCGTGTTTCAGGTCATTGACCTGTTGCAAGTGCTGTTTAAAGAGTATGTGCTAGATAAGTCCGGCTTCGATACCGCGGCAGTTGACCGCGATAAAACTGCACTGAAAGGTGCAGCGAAGTCGAAAACTGTTTAGCACGTACGTGCTGCTCCAAGGGCGAGCCCAACAGGGCTTGCCCTTTACCCCCGTAGTGGTTATCGGTACGCGTTTGCCCCCGTTAATATCAGAAAGCGGGGGAGGCTCACAGCTGTAGCTAGATGGCTACCTCCTGATTCGGAGGAACCATGAAAAGCTACGAAAGTGACCTTCTAGAGTTGGCCGCATGCATTTATAGTGATGCAGTGGCCAAGTGCTCTGGCGTAACACTCAACGACCGCGATCTAAAAACAATGCGATCGCGGGTCAAACACGAGGGGCTATCTTTTCTAACGATAACCCTCCCTACTTTTGGTAAAGAGCTTGATATTTCGCTCTCCCTGGGTAGGATTGATCCAACCTTCTTCAGATCTTTCAAAAAGAAGGGGAAGGCCCCTGCATTTCTGCAGGGTTTCTTCGATCATGTGTTTGATGAGACAGGAAGGATTCTAGATGAACCAAGTGTTGAAGCTGTTGAGGGAATACGACAAATTGCGTATGCCTTCAAAAAGCTCAAAGTCGCTTGCTCGGCCCGAAGGGTCAGGCAGGCGATCACAAAGTTCAGCCAGTCTGAGCATGTCTTTCAGGAGCCCATTGTTCCAGTTGACCTTCAAGATTTTCTTAGGGTCAGCCGTTGTCTTTGGTCTGCTGTATTTGGTGGCAAAGATGTACTTGCCACTTGCAGACCTAAACACGGTCCTGGAGCAACTGCTGAAAAGCTTAGCGGAAACGCTAAATACTTGATGCAGAAATGGCACGATCGCCTGGAAAGTTCCTTTCCGGTTTTAGACTATGCGTTCGCAAACGCGGACGCACGGTTTTCGCCGGAATTCCAGGATGTTTCGATCGTTGCGGAGGCTGAAGAACAACCCGTAAGGGTCATTCCAGTCCCCAAAACACTGAAGACACCCAGGATAATTGCGATAGAGCCTGTATGTATGCAATATACACAGCAAGCTCTGTCCGAGCAGATTATAAAACTGCTCGAGTCGCATCGGTTCACTGCAGGTCACGTTAATTTCCGTGATCAGTCGGTTAATCGGTGCAAAGCAATTGTCTCGTCGCACGATTGCAAGCTAGCAACGCTAGACTTGTCTTCCGCAAGCGACCTCGTACCATACGAGCTCGCTATCCGCATGTTCGACAGCAACCCTGATCTACAGGAAGCTGTTTCTGCATGCAGATCGACGAGGGCCGAACTCCCAAGTGGTGAGATTTTACCACTCAGAAAGTTCGCGTCCATGGGCAGTGCTCTCTGCTTCCCAATTGAGGCCATGTACTTCTACACTTGTTGTGTAGCGGCCTTGATCAAGAAGCGGAACCTTCCCGTGACGTACCCGG